GTTTAATACTACGGAGCTTGCTGTTCGGTTACTTGTAGTAATGGTAGGCATTTAAAATTTCGGCACTTCGTTTCTAGTTTTTTTCGATCTTTTTAAAGAGCCATTACTAGAAGATCTTGTTGTTTTAAATCCAAATCCATAAAATGCTGGTACGGTAACAATATTAGAAGTATATGAGATACTTGGTGATGAACTGATTATATCAACTTTATATTGACTGCCATTACTTGATCCGTGCTTATGAGTATACAGCCAATATGATTTTGTAATAAACGGTGGTTCTCCACCCTGATTATCTACATACGAAAAAATTACTGTAAAACTTGGCGCCCCAGCGGCCTTGTATGATAAATTATAAGTTAGTGTTCCTTGTTTAATTTCTTCAAGATATGAAGGCAAAAGAATGCCAGTATAACATTCAAGTGTTGTTGATGCCTCGTCTATGCCATAAGCATAAAGAGTTATATCATATGTTAGTTCTGGTGGTCTTTGTTGAGACATTTTAAATCTGCGATTGTTGTATTGGTCTCAACTCGACTCTTCCCCTACCGCACATCTTTACAAGACCCATGCGTCTGCGCATTTCACGTATTGACTTTAGTGTCCTTCCCAAAGTTGACGCTATTTCACAGTCTCTCATTTTTCCAGCTTCTAGCTTTAAAAAATTCTTATGTTCTTCGCTCCATCTTTCTTTTTTATCCTGCATAATATTCTCCTGTAATTAATACACCTTTTTAGTCTATAATAGAACGTGAAAAGGCCTCAGAAAGACACAGTTGCCATCTTTTTGAAAAAATTCTCAAAAACTTCTGGGGCTAAAATCTCAAGAGAAGAGGTCTTGTCTCTTGTTGAAAAAATAGCACAAACGCATATGACAAAAACATTTGCGTATATGACAGTAGAAGATATAGCATCCCAGACGCGCCTAATATGCATGCAACAGTTAAAATTTTATGAGCCAGAAAAAGGCGCTGGGTGGGATGATATTAATTCGCTTGAAAGATGGCTCAATCGTGTTGTAAAAAATAGACTTAAAAATTTTTATAGAGACCATTGCGGTAGTCTTAATGAACAACACAAAAAAGCACGAGTATCTTTAAGCGCCAAAGCAAGAAACACAAAAGAAGACGCTATTTCATACGAACCAGCAACTGGCAAAAATGAAACGGAAAACTCCGTTGTATTTGCTGAGCTAAAAGATTTTATGGAATCTCGTTTATCTGAAGAGGGACGAGAAATATATAGAGCATGCTTATCTGAGGAGCCAGTAAACTCATACTATAAAAACAAACTCAGAATAGAAATATCGCAAATCATGCAGGAGTGGACACATGGCAAAGCGAATTGAAGAAGCTGATAAGGTTTATATAGAGAATAACTGTAAATATAAAACTGATTCCGAAATAGCCAAGCATATTGGCTGTTCTGTAAAAACCGTTGAGCGCTATAGAAAAAGCATTGGCATGATGAAAAATGCGACCAAAGATCCAGTTGTTATAGTTGAGGGTCGCAAAGAAAATTATAATAGAGACATATTTGACTTTCACGTTCGCTCTTTTGAAACAAGCCCGAGGGGCGGTAGAATTAAAAAACAGCTTCCGCCCGATGAATGGACTCTTTTTGCCGAAGAATGGGCAAATTATAAAATTCAACTTGAAGATCTAACACACACAGAACAAAACACTGTTGAGCAGCTTATATTTTTAAAGCTAAGAATAGATAAAAATCAAAAAGATTATTACGAAGCCATGAGAATACGAGATTCTATAATGGCTGAAAATGAAATTGTTGATATTAAAGATCTTGATTTATCTGATCCAAAACAGGCAGAGCTTTATCAAAAGGTATTTAATTCTTCAATAAGAGCTACCGATCTTAACAAAGAGTATAAAGATTTACTTGAAAAATCTACAAAATTAAATGAAACACTAAACGCCACAAGACGGCAAAGAGAAGAAAAGGGTAAGGTTGGTGGAGATACGTTTTTTTCTCTTTGCAAAAAGTTTGAATCAATGCAAACACGAGAAAAAGAAGGCCGTATGGCGGAACTACTTCGTATTTCAATGGAAAAGAAAAAAGACGGAATGCGAAACGCAATAGAGTTTATGGATGGAGAATTGGCTCCACAGCTAATGGACTCAGAAACAATAGCAAAGGTTAGAGATCAACAATGAAAACAGCAATAGTAACAGGTTGTCCAGGACAAGACGCATCATATCTATCAGAGCTTTTACTAGAAAAAGGCTACAAGGTATATGGAATATACCGCCGCAGCTCTACGGAAAAGAGCGCATCAAATATGGCGGTTGCAGAAAGACACACAGACTTTCATCAGATCAATCTTGATATAACTGATGCTTCTGGTATTTTTAGTATTATTTCTCATATTAGACCAGACGAATATTATAATCTTGCAGCAATGTCTCATGTTGGACAAAGCTTTAAAGAGCCAATTTCTTGTGCTTATGTAAATGGAACTGCGGTTACAATTGTTCTTGAGGCAATTGCAAAGCATTCTCCGCACACAAGATTCTATCAAGCCTCCACATCGGAAATGTTTGGTGGAATAACAGAAAGCCAATCTGAAACAACACCATTTGTTCCTCGAAGCCCATATTCTGCGGCCAAACTATATGCTCACAACATCGTTGATATCTATAGAAAATCATACGGAATATATGCTTGTTGTGGTATTCTATTTAATCACGAAAGCCCTAGACGTGGTTTTGATTTTGTGACTAGAAAAATAACTAGTGGAATAGCAAGATATAAACTGGGCCTTTCTAGTCATATAGAGCTTGGAAATCTTGCGGCTAAAAGAGATTGGGGACACGCGAAAGATTATGTTAGAGCTATGTGGATGATGTTACAAGCTCAAGCACCAAGCGATTATGTTGTTGCGACTGGTGAAACAATTTCAATTAAGGACGCCCTTGAGTATGTTTGTGGCATTGCTGGAGTTGACCCAAATGAATCCTGTAAAATCAACCCCGCATTTAATCGCCCACTAGAGGTAAATGTGCTTTGTGGAGATCCATCAAAAATTAAAAAGGAGCTAGGATGGCAACCAGAATACACCTGGCGTGACTTGCTTTATGAGATGTATCAACACGATTACAGTATTAATTACTCTCAAAGTGTATTAAATAGTAGTGGCAAAGAAAAGGTTGAGGAAACCCAGGTTCAGGCGTAGGGATGGTCGATACTCACCAGAGTATTGGAGCTTCAGAAAAGAAGTTCTTAAAAGAGATGGGTTCTGTTGTCAGTTTCCTGGGTGTAGTGAAAAACGCGGTCTTGAAGTTCACCATATAAAAAAATATGCTAGTTCTGCAAGGCTAAGAACAGAAAAATTTAATGGTATAACGCTTTGTAAAAAGCATCATGATCAAGTAACTGGAAAAGAAGAGCAGTTTGAATCGGAGTTTTTTAAAATAATTTGTCAAAAAAACACCGAAGAAATACAGAGGATAAATGAACTCCGGAAACAAGGGTTCGCTAAAGAAGGCCCAAAAAACACTAGAGAGCGTTACGTACGCAAACGTAATCATTGATAATCAAGAAAAAAAACCATGGGACTTTACTGAAAAGCTACCGTCAAAGTTTTTTGTAAAAAATGTTACAGTAAAAAATCTTGAGTATGGCGATTATACTCTAGATGGTTACGATCTTCCAGAGTTTAAAAACAGTATTATAATTGAAAGAAAAGCTTCTGTAGAAGAGCTTTTGGGTAATGTTGGAAAAAACTGGGAAAGATTTCAAAGAGAGCTAGACGGACTTCAAAAGTATTCAAGAGCAGTAATAATAGTAGAGGATGATCTTCATGACGCCTATGCAAAATACATGGGAAGAAATCCAAAAAAAGGAATGTACTTTACCTTACCGCCAGACTTTTTACTTTCTCGAATAACAGAGATAGATTACAAGTGGGGTATCAAAACTTTATTTTTAAGCAGCAAGTATTTTGCAAGACGATACGCCTGTAATATGTTTAGATCAATATTAGGAGAGATTAAAAATGAATCTGAGCCAAGAGTATCTTGATAATTTATATCTAGAGCTTGGAGACACTAGATCTCTTGACATCTCTAATCCTATAGATATATACGCACCAAAAGAAAGAACCGCTGAAGAACTTATTAAAATGGGGATGGACCCACGATATGTTGGATTTACTGCAAAACACTTTCTTGGTGTTAATTTATTCCCGTATCAAATGGCGGTATTAAACGAAATATGGAATAAAAGACTTCCAATTTTGATTGCAACCAGAGGTGGTGCAAAAACAACCATGCTTGGTATAACAGCAATACTAAAAGCCATGTTTAATCAAGGCTCTAAAATAGTCATTGCTGGTGCTGGTTTAAGACAATCTGGTTTAGTGTTTGAGTCTATGGAAAATATTTGGAAGAACGCCCCAGTTCTTCAAGATATATGCGGACCAAACAATGGACCAAAACGAAGCGTGCTTGGATTCAACTGGGATCTTGGTGACAGCAAGATCATGGGCATTCCAATTGGTACAGGTGAAAAAATCAGAGGTCTGCGTGCGAATGTAATTATTGTTGACGAGTTTGCGTCAGTTAACCCTGATATTTTTGAGGTTGTAATTAGAGGCTTCGCAGCAGTACAAAGCCAAAATACTTTTGAGAAAGTAAAACAAGAATATATACGAAGAGCAATACAAGAAACTCTTGGTGAAGAAGCCGTGGATGACACGTTAAAAAATAAAGGCAATCAAATAATACTGGCTGGTACTGTCAGCTATCAATTCAATCATTTTTATAAATACTATCAAGATTATGCAAACATTATAGCTTCTGATGGAAAATCAGGAGTTGATCCAAGCGAATACGCAATAGTCAGAATACCTTTTGATCAAATGCCACCTGGTATTATGGATGAAACCATTTTAAATCAAGGTAGAGCTACAATGGATTCTGTAATTTTCAAAATGGAATATGGTTGTGTGTTTGCAAAAGACTCAGAAGGATTCTATCCAGCGTCTGCAATATATGCCGCCACAAGCCCAATTAAAACCCCCGAGGGAGATATATCTTTTACTGTTGAGTCATATGGAGACAAAACAGCTAAATATGTTCTTGGAATTGACCCAGCATCTGAGCGAGACAATCTTGCAATCAGCATTATCAAAGTAACAGAAAACGCTAAACAACTTGTTTTTTGTTGGAGCACAAACAGAAAGCGATTTGAAGCTGATAAGAAGAAGCATCCAGATAGATACAAAGAAATATCTGATTATAACACCTTCATTCTTAGAAAGATACATGAGCTTTTTGCAAGATTTAATATAGTTAGAATGCATTTAGACTCTGGTGGTGGTGGTAGATCCATTCTTGAGGGCCTAAAGGATCATTCTAAACTCAAAGAAGGCGAGTATTGCATATACGATATGGATGACGAAGAGTGTTCTGATAAAGTTGGCCTGCACGTTATCAAGGTAATCGAATTTTCCTCTAGAGAGTGGTATGAGGGAGCACATTTTAATCTGCTTAAAGATATCACAACTATGAAAATACTCTTTCCAGAATACGATGCTGTGGGAATAGAGCAGGCAAAAATACTTGGTTTGGAATCGGATGATGATTACAATCACGATAACATACTATCCGAGATAGAAGAATGTAAGTATCAAACCACCTTAATACAGGAACAAACTACAGCGAAAGGACAAAAAAGATGGGATCTACCAAGGATAAAAGGGGTGGTGACAGAGGGCGTAAAGCTCAGACTTAAAAAAGACCATTTTACAAGCCTTTTGCTAGCAAATGATGCTGCAAGAAATCTTAATACTGAGCCGCAGCAGCAAATATCTACTTTCGGTGGATACTCTTCAAAATACATAGTGCAAAACAATATACGTTCAGATGCGATGTATCAAGGTCGTGGGATGAGAAAGATGAAAGGTGATCAAAGATCTTCAAATATTTCTATCGAAGAGGGTAGACAGGGAAACATAGCTTATTAGTGTATTAAACAAATAGCTATAATGGTGTAACATGTCAGAGGAACAGAACTTTTATATATCGCCCGATGCAGATAAACAAGATGGCCTAAACAAGCTTGGCAAGGCTATGGCTAGTCAAGACATGGCTGTTGCAGGATTCTATTCAAATCTTGAAGAGAACATTTCTGTTCGTCCGCCATTTACTAGAACAACATACGAAAGATTTAGACCGCACGAGAGAATTCCAGATAAAGATAATGATATAATGACCTCCTGCCGAAACGCTTATCAAAGCGTTGGTGTCATTAGATCGGTTGTTGATCTAATAACCGAAACAGCAGTCGAGGGTCTTGAAATTGTAAGTGAAAACGAGAACATTAACAATTTCTTTAAAGTTTGGTCTAACAATGTTGCTTTAAAGGAACGTGCTGAAAGATTTGCCAATTATTTTGTTGTTGAGGGCAATGTTGTTGTTCGAAGAAAGACATCGCAAATTGACACACCTACAGCGCGTAGGATGAAACGAGCGAATGCTGTTGAAAAAATTGATATCCCAACAGAATACGTTTTTTATGATCCACAAACAATACGTCTTCTTGGTGGCGAGCTTGCTATTTTTTCTGGTGTAAAACGTTGGGGGATTAAAGTAAGCTCAGCTCAGGTTCAAGATTTAAAAGAAGCTTACGCGCAAGATAAGAGTATACTAAAAAGTGTACCAGATGAAATCAAGAAGTTAATTGGTGATAAAAGCAATATAGGAGAAACAGTAATACCAATTCCAGAAGATGAGGTTTACGTTGCTCACTATAAGAAAAAAGATAGTGAAATATGGGCAAAAAGCTTTATATTTAGTATTTTGCACGATGTCATATACAATGAAAAATTGCGTATGGCAAAGATAAGCGCTCTTGACAGTTGGTATAACTCTGTTCGCCTTTGGAAACTTGGTGATCACAAATCAGAAATTTTGCCAGACACTGGATCAATAGTAAAACTAGCTAAAATACTTGAAAACCATAGCGGTGGTACACTTGATGTCATTTGGGATTCCATGCTTGATTATCAGCAGTACTTTCCGCCAATAGAAAAGCTTCAAAACTTTGACGAAAATTATGAGTCAATGCTACTTGGTTTAGGTGTCCATAAAAGCTTAATTGGTGGTGATAGCAATGTTCCAGGAAGCTCAGATTCATTTATTGGCCTAAGAAATTTAATGAAGCGGATAGATTGTGTTAGAAGGGCAATGGCTGATTGGATTACAACAGAAATAAATCAGATTTGCGATGAAATGGGATTTCAAGATAGACCAACTGTTAGGTTTAACAATGATAACTTGTTTGATCAGCCAAGTTATTTTAAATTGCTAATAGAGCTTGCTGATAGAAATATAATATCTAATCAAACGATTCTTGAAAAGATCGGTGAAATGTGGAATATTGAGAAAACTAGAGTTAAGAATGAAAGCGAGTCACGAAAAGATGGTGAAATTCTTGATAAGCTTAGCCCGTTCATTCAAACTATTATTCCTGAAAGCAATCATAAAAAGGCAAAAGAACTGCAGCAGTTGCGACAAGAAATACCTGGTGCAAAAGAACCACCAGGTCAAGCTGGTCGCCCCGATGGATCAAAAGATACTGTTACAAGAAAAGTTAAGAAAAGAACTCGGGCTGATAAAAAGAGCACTTAAGTAAATAACAATTAAAAATTGTGTATTAGCTCAGGAGGCAAATATGCCAATTGAGCTTTTATCAATGATCGGCGGTAG